CAGAATTAGCCTGAAGGAGTGCATGGTTGTTGAACATCACGATCATCTGGATGCCTGCTGCCGCGAAGTCTTGGCAGGTCGGATCATCGTAGATGCCGAGAATCTTGAGCGGAAGCGACTCGTTCGAGGCGTCGAGCGTAGCCACGTCCATCGATGCCGACGACTGACCCGTGGTGGCCGAACCGGAAGTGCCCGAGTCGAACTGGGTGTTTTCGAAAATCGCCGCACGAGCCGTGGCCCGGTTGGTGAACGTCGCGTCGGTGGCAATCGTGAATCGCTGGGTCGGGTTGTCATAGACATACCCAACGATGTCGAAGTTGGTGTTCGCGCCGGAACCGGGCCAGTAGTTCGACCAAGTCTTCTTTCCAGTCACGGACGAGACGTACTCGCAGCCTGCGAATGCGCCAATATGTTTGTAGGTATCGCCCGAAGCCGAGCCAGTGATGGCAATCGAGCCACCATTGGTCGCGATGACCGGGGAACCGTTGTAGATCGCAGAGGCGTCCGAAGCAATAAAGTACGCGTTGGTACCTTGGCTGTTGGGAGCGCCACCGGCGAGGTTGATCGGGCGAAGCCCGAACGCACCGGAAGTGTTAGGCATAGACGTTGCTCCTTATCAGTCGGACGATTTTCGTCCGCCAAAAGATACCCTGCTTTGCCGCTGTTGGTTGATCGGCATCGAAGGGTGTTGCTCTTTCATCAAGTCCTGATCCACAGCCGTCATCTGTTCGCGGGTCCGGTTCCCGTAGTATTCGGTTCTTTCGTGGGCTGTCTCGACAGGTACGCGAGTCAGAATCAAACCGCCGTTCCCAATGACCCCGGCATGCTTGCCGTCATCAATGGTGGGCGCTTGGTATTCCGGGTGCTCTTCCGCGCGTACAGGCTCGTAGCCCTGACGCAGACGGTTAAAGACGTTGCCCTTGTCTTCTTCGCCTCGAATCGAGGCTCGAATCCAGCGATGCTTGTACCCTTCGGGTGCAGGCGGGGCGTCGAGAACACTGGGCGGAGCCCAAGGCTTACGGCGAGAATCAGTCTCGCGGGTATCAGCAGTGCGCGGTTTACGGTCCATTCTCTCAATCCTTCACGTACTTGGCGTATTCTTCCAGCGGAACGTTCAGCCGTTTCGCGATAGCGACCTGAGAAGGATTTCTGGCCGCGAACTTCTGCGGAAATTCCGAGCGAAGCCTGCGGTCGATCTCAGTATAGTACTCTTCGGTGTTCGGGTCAAAGCCTTCGTCTTCGATCAGCGTCTGGTGGATCGTCAGGGCCGCTGTCGTCATCACCCGGTCTTCCCCGAACCACTTGTTCTTCTCGGCCCAGCTCTGGGCTTTGGGGTCCGGACGCGGAGCCTGCTGCGCCTGAGGCTGCGCTTGAACAGGGGTCTCCCGTTCGGTCCGCTGCGCATTGACAGACGCTTCCGACCGCTGTTTGGCCGTAGCGTAGCGCTGCTTTTCCAAGACGATCCTAGCGAGGTCTTCTTGCGCCGCAAGCATAGCATCCGAGTCACCCGACTCATACGCCACGCGATACGCGCCTTTGACCAGATGCTCTTGGTGCTCGAGCCTTGATCCGTATTCCGTCAAGTACCCAGTGTCGAGGGCCTGAACGCGGCTCTTGAGCTGCTGGTTCTCTTCCAGAAGCTTCTGAGCAATGCGCGTGGCTTCTTCGCGGTCGCGCTGTTCCTTCCGGTACTTCTCCGTGATTCGGCTGATGCGGGTCTGGACCTTCGTACTGTACGCGGAAAGCTCGTCTTCGTCGTCTGCGGTCTCCGCCGGAGGGGCAGAGCTTTCAGTCTCGACGATGATTTCTTGGCCGGTGTCTTCCGTGCCGTCTTCGTTCTCGTTGCTCATCTGAGTCCTCACACGTGTTGAATGTCGTCGGGCTCGAGGATCGTGGCAATGACCTCATCATCGTTGATGATTCGAACCTCGCCTCCCTCAATCTTGAAGCGCGAACCAGCATACCTGCCGATGCACACCCACTGTCCCTCTCGGCACCAAGGCTCGGCGTTGTCGCCAAACTTGTTGGGGTCCTTGTACGCCAGCGGCCCAAGCCGCATGACATAGGCAACCACAGTCGCCAGAGCCTCCCGTTCCCGAACCTGATCCGGAAGGATCAAGCCACCGTCGGTCTTGGCTTTGCCTTTGTACGGCATCACAAGAATGCGCCAACCCGTGGGCTGCGGCAGACGGTCGACGAGGGGCTTTTCGATGAGACCGGGATCGAGGACCCGGTCCTCTGCACTGACGTAGGCCGCAGATACGGAAGCAGGTTCAGCTTCTTTTGCAGCTTTCGTCTTGTTGATCCGATCTAGGACGTGCTCAGGAAGATAAAGTTTCTTCGACATCGTCAGACGTTCTCTCCAGCAGGGCTTTGAGTTCTTCCTTGGCGTAGGCGAGGCCCCGTAACTCGCCGACCATGTGTTGGTATTGATCCCAACCTGAAGGGAGACCGGCAGCAAGCGACTCTACGACGTCCTGCTCCCGCTCTCTCAGAGCCTTATACAAGGCTTTCGACAAGCTAACAACATCCATGCCAGAAACTCCCTATAAGTTTCTTGTTTATTGCATGGTTTCGTCAGCGCGTCAGCCTAGAAAATGCCGGAAAAACGCTGCGGACGAGCGATCTTGCTGTAGTTCTTGATCATGCCGCCCTTGGCCTTTTTGACCACGCCGCCTTTGGGCTTCTTGGCAGAGGGCTTCTTGCCGTAGAGACTGATCTCCACCTCAAGCTTTTTGCCCTCGTCCTCGGACTCCGACTCGTCTTCCGACTCGTCCATGTCGTCCATTTCTTCCATGCTCTTCATCGGCTTCTTGGCCATCACATCATCCCCTTTGCCTGTCGTTGGACATCGATCCGTTCGCGGTTAACCTCGTTGCGGTCGTCCGCGATCTGCTCCTGTAACTCAAGACGGGCAGAATCGGTGACTGCGCGCTGCTTCTGGTTCGCAGCCTCGAGCATGATCTGCGCCTGATCCATCTGCGCTTTGCGGGCTTCGGACTCCTGCTTGAGCTGCAGTTCGCGCATGCGAATTGTGACCAGAGGGTCTGCCATCGGATCGCTTGGAGGCGGAAGCAGGCGGGGCATAAGCTCGTCCAGAAGCTCCTTCTGACGCATGGCCACGAGCTGCTCCATCTGGGCAGGGTCCTGCATGCCTTGCTGTATCTGCATCATGGCCATCTGGACCATGGCAGGGTCTGCGTTGCCCTGAGCCGCCTGCATCTGCGCTGCCGACATTGCGTCCTGCAGCTTTTGCTCCACATCCCGACGCGCCTTCAGGCCAAGGTGCTCCATGATGTGCGCGTAGAAAACGCCCATTGCAGTGGGCGATGTAGCGACCAGCGGCGACTTCATGAAAGTCAGGTGCATGTCGATGTGCAGATCGTGCATCTGCTCCGGAAAAGCCTGCGCCAGTTCGCCCATCAGGATGCGGGCGTTCTCCGTGACCGCGTCCATTGGCTGCGGCTTTGGCACCGGAGGAAGAAGTTCTTCGATGTTCTGGACCTCAAGCGCCTGATACATCCGGCGATAGGCCGCATGCAGGTTGTGGAGCTGCGGGGCCGACTGCGCCATCTGCAACTGGGTCTGGGCCAGAGTAACCCGCTGGGCCATCGAGAAGATGTTCGGGTCGCTGACCGGAATGACATCCACGCGGTTGTCGAAGTCGGCGGCGAACACCGTCCGCTGCGCTCCGGCAACCTCGTAAGGGTACTCCTGCGGCAGGTTGTCTGCAAAGATGCGAGCCAGAATGCGGAACTCAAGGCGCTGTGCGTAGTGCAGGCGCTTGTGGATCGCCGACATGACTTTCATGCCGCGCTCGAGCAGGGCAACGGTCGTGCCGACCGGGGCCTCTTGGTTCATGCTGCTGGTCTTCTCGTCCGCCAGTGAGATGAACCGACGGCCGCCTTCGACGAGACTGCCCAAGAGCTGACCCAACGTAGCGCTCGGCTCCTTGTATGGAAGCGGCATGATCGAGTTGCGCAGGTCTCCGCCGGGGGCGTCGATGTCCCGGAACTCGCCCGGCTTGAGCGGCTCGTCGCTGTTGCGGACCCGAATGCCGCGGGCCTTGAAGCCTGCAGGCAGGTTCGACAGGGTGCCTGCGTCGATAAGCTGGCGGAGAATGGACGTCGCAGCGCGGCCGAGACCGCCAATCATGTGAATCAGGCCAAAGCCGTAGAAGCCCAGACCGGGCATGAACTTGTAGTGGACAAAATACTGGCGCTTCTTGGCCAGATCGGTGCCCTCGTCAAAGTTCCGGCGGATGGACAGAACCTTGTTCGACCCCTTATCCACGGTGACGATGTAGGGTAGCTGGATTCCGGTGGGTTCACCCTGCGGATCGAGGTCCTCGAAGCCTTCGATGTCGAGGTTCACGTGCATCTCAAGCAGCGTGTAGGTGTCGCCAACCTCGGCCTCAGACCGCGCCGTGCCCTGCAGCTCATCGACCTTTTCGCGCACTGCGTCCGGATCGTCATACGAGGCGATCAGATCGACGTCGCGGTAGAACCCCGCAACCTGCATCTTGCGGATGTCGTTCTTATCCATCCGCAAAACGTGGGTCACGCGGGGCGAGGTCTGCAGATCGGACGCGGCATAGGGGACGACGAGGTCCTGTGCCGGGACGAACTTGGCCACAGCGCGCTGCAGGCCCACATCCCAGTAAACCTTCTTGAAGCATGAGCCAGAGAGCGGGAGATAGAACAGCATCTGGTCCATGTCCGGGTCATATTCTTCCATGACCTCGGTGATTTCGTAGTTCATGAAGTCGCGGACCCGGGTAGCCTGAGCCTCGCGCTCTTGGTCCTGCAGCCCCAAGATCGATGTCTTGACAGGGCCGCCAGACGGCAGAAGCTCCTTGTAGGCCTGTGCTTGGAACTGGGTGACCGACTCCGAGATCAACGGGTGCGTCACACCAGACGCGCCTTGGAAGGGCTCCGTCCGCTCGTCCGTCTTCAGGCCGAGCAGGTCCAAGCCCTTGGTGTAGGTCTCTTCCCACTCCGAGCGGGACAGAAGGTCGTCCTCGTATGAAGCGACCAGCTTCGAAGCGATCTCACCAAGGTACGCGTCGTCTAGGTATTCGGACAGGTTGGCGTCGTGGGGGATCACCACCTCGCCTTCAAGCGCTGCGAGAGCCTCGGCCATGGCCTGAACGGTCGCGCCGCCGTCAGCGTTCTGCGTAACCATCGCGCCGCCGGAGAAGTCCTCCGCCATCGGAAGCGAGAACTCGGCCGCAGGAAGACCCTCGTCCATGCCGCCTTGCATGAACCCGCTGTCGGTCAAAGACCCTGCCATGCGCGGTGCAACAGCCATCAGTAGTACTCCCGTTTGCGCGGAATCAGATCATCCGCAGCCTCTTCGCCATCTAATGCCACAAATCCACCCTGACGGAAACGCATTAACGCCAAGGTCATGCTATCACAATTGTGGACCAAAAGACCACTGGCATAAAAGCAGTGAGCATCTGC